TTTAATCCTGAAAATTCATTTTTTCAAACCGCCACTTCTGCTTCACATCCGGATACTTCTCGTGATCCACTTCGCTCATGAACATATCCAACGGACGCACACAATCGCCATTGACTCCAAGTCTGATACGGTATAACGATAGCACTTTTATTTTTCCAAACATGCACCCCCGGGGGTGCATTTGCACCCCACTAATAAAAACAAAAAGTGCGCCCCGTTTTTGCCGGAACGCACCTTGGTGATTATTAAGTTATAACAATTGTTTTAAATAGTGTCTTTCTTCATCCGTAAAATCTATAATGGCGAATCCCTTCTTATCGTGTTCCACAACTAACCAAATACAAATCTCTGTTAAAGCATCCAAAATCCCTTCTGTATCTGCATCATTATCATTATGCACACTTTTATTAGCCTTTTTACGAATAAAATGAAGTAATTCAATAATACGAGCCGGAGCAATAGCATTATTCTCTAAATAATGAATATTGTCAAAAAGGTCAGTTGTATTAGCTCCTAAGTGTGCCACAATGAATTCTATTGCCTGTCGAGCCTTAAGCATGCTTAAAGCATTTTCAACACCTATATTTTTTGTAACATCTGAACAAAGCTGATATAACTCACCATAATCTTTTTTTAAAAAATAGAATGATTCGTTATTATGTTCAGGCAATTCCGATAGGTTATTTGTTTTCAAGTCGTTTCTGGTTCCATCATGGATAAGATCTAATATAAGACACTCTATATACGGAGTAACTTTGGTGAATTGAGTTACTCCACTTAATCTAATATCCTTTGTTACTAAATATTCTAAAATCTCTTCGCAATCTATGCCAAATTTTTGGGCAACTTCAATAATTTGTTTTTCATTAAAACTACTTAAAAACGCATCAGATATTTTACCGAATTTTTCTTGTATTATGGACATTAAGTTTTCATCGACTATGCTAAAAGCATTAACGTGTTTTTCGCTTTTAGTTGCTAAATAATCCGTAATAACCCCACTTTTAATTCCATAATAATGAGCTATTTCAAAAATACGTATATTTATTTTCATAATTATCTCCATCCCGCCGCCGTTAGTCGATGGCACAAATAGTAATTTTATTTAATTTTACCATCATATATAAATAATGACAACAAAAAAACCCGCCTACCGCCAATCTTCATTTTGCGATAGGCAGGGGTTTTGCACTCCGTTATGCCATTATCTCCGTCCCATCCCGGAACGTCACTTTGATTTCCTTTTTTCTGCCGACGGTTACAAAGTCGACCATGCTGCCCCAAAGGTCCGGGGCGAATTCATCTATAATGCCTTCCTGTTTCTTCAGTGCCGCTATGAACGCTCCCAAGCGCGCCTTCTGTTTTCCCTTCGCTGTAATGGTATCTACCACTTCGTTGAACTGGGCCTTCGCTTCATCGTACTGACGAATCAGGTCGTTATATTGTTTCGTGTATTCTTCCTGGTTCTGCGCCACCCGTGCATTCGCCTCTACAAGTTTCTGCATCATTCCCGAAAGTACCGACATCTCAGATGCCAGCCGGAACTTTTCTTCCTGCAGGGCTTCCGTTGCGCAAAACGTCCGGCGCATCAGCTCCGCATTGGCGATGATTTCCTTCTTCCCGGCCACCAGCTGGTTGGATGCCGATATGAATGCGGCTTTGATTTCCTCTACCGTAACAGCAGCCGTCTTACATTTCTCACCTTTATATTTATTGTTGCAGCGGTAAACAATTTTGCGGTATTTGTCCGTGGAATGCCATACCTTCGAACCGTACCAGCCGCCACAGTCAGCGCATTTTATCTTTCCGGAAAAGATGCTCACCCCGCTGTACCGCTGTTTCCCTTGCACCCTCTTGGCCAGCTCATCCTGTACCATGTCGAACACATCCGGGTTGATAATCGCCTCGTGGCTGCCTTCCACATAGTATTGAGCAACTTCGCCTTCGTTCTTCTTCTTTTTCTTCTGAAGGAAATCCACCGTGAACGTCTTCTGCAGAAGGGCGTCTCCTTTGTATTTTTCATTTCTGAGTATGCTCAGCACCGTCGTCCGATGCCAATGGTCTTTGCCGGTGGGCGATTTGAGTCCCCGCCGGGTGAGTTCTTTGCTGATAGACTGCGACGCCATGCCCTGCAAAAACAAACCGAAAATCAGTCTTACTGTTTTTGCCTCTTCCTGATTCACCACAATTTTCCCCGTCTCCTTATCCTTTTCCAGACCAAGGACCCGGCTGTACGGGAACGTGACCTTGCCATCCGCCACGTGCTTCCGGCATCCCCAGGTGACGTTCTCCGAAATGGAACGCGATTCTTCCTGGGCAAGGCTGGACATGATGGTGATGAGCAGCTCGCCCTTGGAATCCAGCGTCCATATATTTTCCTTTTCAAAATATATCTCGATCCCCTTGTCCTTCAGCGTCCGCACCGTGGTGAGGCTGTCCACCGTGTTCCGGGCGAACCGGCTCACGCTCTTGGTCACGATCAGGTCAATCTTCCCGGCCAGCGCATCTGCGACCATAGTATTGAACCCTTCACGCTTTTTGGTGTTGGTGGCGGAGATGCCTTCGTCAGTGTATATTTTGACGAACTCCCAGTCATTCCGGGCCTTTATATAATTTGTATAGTATTCCACCTGCGCCTCGTAGCTGGTGATCTGGTCTTCATGGTCGGTAGAGACCCTGGCATATCCAGCGACCCGGCGTTTTTTCATACTGTTGATTGGCATGGCGGTGAACCGGCTGATAGTAGCCGGGATCTCCGTTATTTTTCTGGGTTGCATTGTTCCCTTCTCTCCTTCCATATTCTTTTCATATTCTCACTTACCCGTTGCCGATGCTCCGGCGTCATTTTAGCCCTTGCAGCTTCCATAAATTTTTCTGTCAACGACAGGCTTTTCTTTTCCCAGACCCGGCAGACTTCATGGCCGTCATGGAAACGGAAATGCAGATCCCTGCCGTCTGCTTCTATATAATCGATTTCCCTGATGAATACGTCTTCATCATATTCGTCCAGCCCCAGCACATTTGCAATGAGCGGTTTCAGCACATCCTCACGGAAACCGATAGCGTTGCATCCATCCTGCTTTTCGGTACACCGCCAGTAGTGGGCTTTGCCACCTTCCAGGGTAGCCGATGGCTGGGTGGCCCGGTGGAAGTTGCATCCGCAATGGGCGCACCGGATTTTCCCGGTCAGGACGGATGCGCGGTAACAGTGTGGTTTCCTTTTTCGCTTGGCGGATACTTCCGCCCGGCGTTCCGCTGTCCAGCTATCTTTGTACCCGGTGTTCGGGCAGTCTTTGGAAATTACCATCTTGTCTTTCAGGTGGTATTCCAGTACGTTACGTTCAGGAACATTTATATAATCCACTTTTTCCAAAAAGACCGTTTCATCGAACACTTCCAACCCCAACACCTCGGCAGACGCCTTCTGCAGGCTGCTCTGGTTGATGCTGCCACCGACAGGACATTTGCCACCTGCTTTTTTCCCTGAACCACAAACCCAAAACGAACGGGTATTGCCGCCATTATACCGGCCGTGGATATAGTTCTTCCCGCAGTGGGGGCACTTCAGCTTGCCTGTAAAACAGCAGGTGTTCATGGTCTTATTAGCCAAAACCCCCAGCGTTTTCCGTCTGGCCATTTCTTCCTGGATGCGATCAAAGGTTTCTTTGTCGATGATGGCCGGATGTGTATCCTCCACAAAAAACTTCGGCAGCTGCCCACAGTTCGTTTTGCGGCGCTTGGAAATCGGGTCTGCCACAAACGCTTTTTGCAGAAGAAGGTTTCCGGTATAGGTCACATTGCTAAGTATTTGCCGAAGAGTAGTATGCGACCAGGGAAACCCGTTTCTTGTGGTGATGCCCTCGGTAGTGAATTCCCGTACTATCTCCTGCAGCATCTTGCCGTCCAGGTAGTCTTGGTAAATACGCCGTACAATCTCCGCCTCCTCCGGCACGATAACCATCGCGTCATCTTCCCAGCGGTAACCGTAAACATTGAAGCGGCAACCCGGAACTCCGTTTCGGAAACGTTTACGGATTGCCCATTTTATGTTTTCCGATATGCTCCGGCTTTCCTCTTCTGCGAAAGAAGCAAGGATGGTCAACATCAGCTCCCCATCCCCGCTCATGGAATTGATGTGTTCTTTTTCAAACCGGACTTCCACACCGATGTTTTTCAAGCGGCGCACTGTTTCCAGCAGATCCACCGTGTTCCGTGCGAACCGCTGGATGGACTTGGTGAGGATGATGTCAATCTCCCCATTGTCAGCGGCTTCGAGCATCCGAAGGAACTCCTCACGCTTGGCCATGCCGGTACCGCTGATACCATAGTCCGCGAACACCCCGGCGAACTGCCATTCCGGGTTCTTCTGTATCAGGTCGTTGTAATAACTGACCTGTGCGGAAAGTGAATGGTGCATCCTATCAGATTCTGCAGAGACGCGGGCGTAGGCAGCGACTTTCTTTTTCGGTTTCAGAACAGGCTTGCCTTGCCCAACTCGTATCACTTTCGGCATAAAACCCCTCCTTTCACTGACCATACATCACTCTGAACGGCGATAAAGTCAAGTTATATATCGGAGAATAATCTGCCTATAACAGGCTGGTATTTTTTTGTGAAAATCTCGTCCGCCTCATGGTATTCCTCTTCCGTGATGAGGCCTTCCCGGAGCATCTTCCGGGCAAGAGCCATGGTGGCCTGGTACATCTTTTCGTTATGGAATTCTTCTTTAGTCATGGTGCTCACCGCCTCTGAACCGGTCTTTGATGTAGCAGTCATAGCTGCAGTACTTCCTCCGCCGATCCCCGTAAACCTGGAACTCCTTGCCACAGTGCTTGCAGACTATTTTGTAGAACGCCCTTCTCTTCACTAACCCGAGATTCCGGTTCCACCAGGCCGCGCGGCACTGGTCGCTGCAAAATCGTTTGAACCGGCGCCCCTTGACCTGTTGTACGTCCTTCCCGCAGTTTTCACAGTGGGTTATTTCGCCGGCATGCGTTTCTGTTAATCTTGCCGCCGTTTCGGCATCGATGTTGTTCCGTTTACAGAACGATTTTACGGTATTCACTGACATGCCCAGCTTGTTGGCAATCGCCTTGCAGCCGTTCCCGGCAGCCCTTAGTTTGATAATCTTCGATTTTTGGCTCTCAGTCATAGCTTTGTTCTCCTTCCGGCAGAAAACTGCGGCTATCGTTAAGGTGGTCCTTTTTGGCTTGATACTTATACCGCGCCGTCCGCTAAAAACCCGTCCACGGCCCCTTAACGATAGCAATTTTCTGTTTTTCTACATTCCTATGCCCACATAGAGCCAATTTTTTTAGTCCCCGGGCAAAAATAATTCCCGCGGGTATTTCCCGCGGGATTTGTAGAAAATCTTATTCAGTTATGCTGGAAGATACCTATCAAAACTAATTCCAAAAAGCACATCCATCAAAATTCATGTGATTGACTCTTTTATCCTCACCAAAGCCAAAACCCAGATACCTGCGCGTCTCTTCACCTATTACAGTGTAATATTCCACATACCTTCCAAAATTATCTTGATCCGGTTTACCATAAGCCTTTATAACTTCATCATATGTTGACCCAAGCCCGATTCCTGCTGCAGTTAACATACGACTGCCTGGCCCTTTTAAAAAGTAGACAGTACCATTAGATATACCAACAAAAGCGACAACAGGGCTACCTTTTCCATCATAATCATAAACCGGTTTACCATTTGCATCATACATCATTAGTGTAACAGCGAATTCTGCTCCATCATGGTTGAAAATATAGTACTTTCTTCTCATGCCACCGAAGTTTCCTGCCCTTACTGGCTCCCCAAATCTTTTGAGAACCTCCTCAAAAGGCATACCACAATAAATTCCACCGATGTTTAGGTCTGACTCCTTTATTTCTGCATAACAGATACCGGATAACATCAGGGTACCCAAAAGAAGTACCGACATAAAAACCTTTTTAATCTCCATAGCCATTTCGCAGTCTTTAGCGACCGCCTCTCCTTTCATGATTATTATTTGTAATATTTTATCATAGTATAATAGTTTAAACAACAAAAAAGGCCCGCAGGGTTCCCCACGGGCCGTAAATACACTGTTCAGTTACATTTTTCTAATCGCAAAATATACAGCGGCAGCAGCTATGACATATGCAATGTTCCGCTGACTTTTTATTTTACGGAGTCGGAGCCGTTCCTCTTGTTCGTACTGCTGCAATAATCTGTTGGCATTCTGCAATGACTGCTCCTGCCCTTCCAGCGTCAGCTTCAATTCGCCCAGCTGCACCTTGAGCATCTGAGACTGTTTTCCGGCTTCCGTCAATTGCGTCTGCGACACTGCCAGTTGTTTTCTCAATGTCGCGGACTCTGTCCTCTGCCTGTCGTTGATATTCCTCAACTCGGTCAAGTTCCTGTCTAACTGCTCCAGTTCCGTTTCCGTGATCTGGTACAGTTGCTCTGCCGAACATAAAGCCGGAATAAAAGATAAGCAGGCAACCAATAATGTGCAGCACAATACCCTTAATATCCTGAACATCCATTTCACCGCCCTCCTTTATTCAAGTAACCAGTTTCCGTCAAACCAGCGGTTCCCGACTTTCAGCCGGTCAGTGAACTGCCACATCTTAGCGCCGGGCCAGTCGCAGGAATGCGCCCACTGCGCGCACCAGATAGGAGCGTACTCCGGCAGCAGGTTCGTGTAGATGCGGTTTTCCAGCCAGTCCAGGCTGGCGTAGATTCCGCAGTTATAACCGTGCCGGTTGCACTCGGCGATAAACTCATTGCACATGGCGGTAATGGTCTGCGCCGACGGCATCCCATTGCGCTCCTTGTAGCCGTCGCCGTCCTCCTCATCGAACCAGACGCCCATCTCCAGCTTGCCGGGTGTCAGGCCGCTGGATTCCAGGATATGCATCATGTACGATGCCTCCTCCCAGGCAGCCAGCCTGTTCAGCGCATAACTGTAATAGTAGACGCCAATCTTCAGCCCCGCTTCCAGCGCCTCGTTGACATTTTTGTAGAACAGGGTATCCAGATGCCCGCGCCCATACCCCAGGCGGATAATGGCAAACTCGATTCCGTTCTCCTTCACGGCCTTCCAGTCGATCCAGCCGTTGTTCTCCGATACGTCGATTCCTTTTATCATTATTTTCCCCTCCGTTTCAGTAACTCATACAGCCGTCCCATGCTCTTCACCCCGGCATCGCCCAGGTTCTCGATAACAGACAGCGTTTCGTTCATGGCCAGATAGCCGGATACAATCTGCACGATCTGCGAAGACCCACCGGCCGCCCCGCTCATCAAATCAAAGATGGCCGCCATCAGCAGGCAGATACAATAAACGAACAGCTTGCTGACGCCGCGTTTACGCATTTCCGTGCTATTAATCTTCCGGGCCTTCCGGGCACTGTTGATGCCTTTGAACGCATCCCAGAAAGAAGGGTTCTCATTTCCCTGCTCCACCAGGTACGCATAGCTGATGGCGATCCATTTGGTCAGGATGTCGATATACAGAAGGACTCCGAACCCAACCAACAGGATGGAATACTTGTGGGTCACCAGTCCCAACACCGCCCCGGCGATTACTTTGAAATTGAAGATGTCTCCCATTTTTTCCAAAACATGATGGACGATTTCACGATCCATGCTTTCTTCCTCCTTTGCTTAACTCCACGGATACAAATGCGTTGACTCGACATCCGGCGTCATGGCTGCCGTAAGGTTGGACACCCGGAGCCGGACTTTGATATCCCCGCCACCGCTGTTGGCGCCGTACTGCTTGTAGAACTGGAAGTTCGATGTATCCGCATTGACCC